GATCAGATGAACTCAGAAAAATAAGAAATAACGAGGTAGAATACAGTTGGAGAGAAATTACCAATCTTCATTATGCAGATGTCAATTACGAGAATCTTATATGGCATCCTAAATTTGATTTAGATAAAGCTAATCTACCAGGGAAGAAATTTGTTTTTTCTGTAGATCTTAGTAGCGGTGCAAAAGGTGACTTTACTGTTATAAATATATTTAAAGTTACCCCTCTTCCTAAGGTTGTTATAGAAAAAATGGAAGAATTTGAAGACGAAGCAGATTTTTTTGGCTTAATCCAGATTGGTGTTTTTAGGGACAATGAGATTAAACTTGAAGACATTACTAGGTTTTTACAAATCTTATGTTCTGAAGTTTTTCAAGTTGATAGAGTTAAAATAGCTTTAGAGATGAATTACAAAGGGGAATTAGTTTATGATAAGCTTTCCCAGAGGGATGATTTTTATGATGAAATGTTTCTTTTTACTAAACACACTGAATCTGCAAGAGTACTAAAACCAGGCATTAAGTACAACGAGAAGAACAAAATGAAATACTGCGAACTTCTTAGAAGTTTAATGAGAAGGGATAGAATAATGGTTAATGATAAAAAATGGACTATTCCTGAATTATTCACTTTTGGTTTAAATAACTCAGGAACTTATTCGAGCCAGAGCGGTCACGATGATGTTGCTATGACGCTCGTAAATTTACCGGGATTATTCGATGGTTATTATTTTAATCAAATAGTAGGTGAGGTATTTGATGAATTGGAGGACAACGCATACAAGGATATGATTATTAAAAAATTAGAATCTGACTTCTCTAATGAAGGTGGGAAAGGCTATTCTACAAAGGACGGTAAAAATTATCAAGATTTCAATAATCTACTCTAAAAATGATATTTATAAAACCCCCCAACAATTACTATTTTATTTTTGATATATAGTCTAGAAGCAAAAATATCTTTAATGTAATGGCAAATAAGGTAAAAATAGATTACTCTCAGTTTAGAGCATCCGGGGTTTATACCCTAGAATTTGATGCGTCCCAAAATGTAATTCTTACATCCCAGACAATACGTCTGGTAGTAGGATTTTCTAATAAGGGACCTTTTAATACACCGGTTTATATACCAGATGTGACTACACTAATTTCTATTTTTGGAGAGATCGATAGATCTTTAGAAAATAAAGGATCCTTTTTTCAAAGGTCCATATTAACGTGTTTAAATGCAGGCCCAGTGTTTGCTTTAAATCTTTTAAAATTAAATGATGATTACGATTCAGCTAACCCTGATGAGGTTGATTATCAAGCATATTCACTTGACACTGAAGAGTATAACGGGGTGGTAACGAGTAAACTATATTCATCCTATTATAATAAGGAGAGATTTTGGTTCGCTGATCCTAATTATTTCTTGGCTACACTTAGTGTTTCTGACCAGGGTAAATTATTTAGCTTGGTTAATTTGGGTAAATCCCCGATGAGCATTATAGTTAGAAAATCAACGGATTCATCTAAACCCCTTAGAGGATATGATATATTCGCTATAGATTGGTATGGAGCTAATAACGTTCCGACTTTCATGCATCCATTTGATTACATATCTGATTATTTTATTGACGTCATAGCAGTTTTTGGAGATTGGACAAATTACCAATCTCTATCTATAGATCCTCAGTGGAGCACTTATTTTACGGAAAATGGATTTATTAAAAGTAGAATAGATAGCTTTTTATCGGAGCCCGATGTTTCTATTGTTACCTCGGTTACTGGATGCATTATACCTGATTTCGTAGATCTTAATGGGATAAATCAATACATACAGACTCTAGTTAATAATAGCACTCCATCTACAGGATTATTCTGTGCTATAGACGAACAAGCATTCGATAATATTTGTACTAATGGATCGAAATTAGATTTAGTTGGAAATCATCTGATTGACGAATTAACTGGAGATAGCGATTTAGCTAGTCCTAGAATTAATTTCTTAAGCTATGATCAGGTTCTTGTTGCTGATTACCTATATACACAAAATGTAGTTGGCGTAACTGGGGCAACTGGATTTGTTAGTGCTACTGGGGCTACCGCTTACACATCGGGAGCAAAGGTTGGTACTTTATACACATTACAAGATGTAGCTGGTACGACTGCAGGGGTTGTTTATCAATCTTTTGCTACTTACGATCCTAATGCTTTTGATGGAGGACTACATTATCTTCAAACATCAGGTACTGGTGCTACCTCTGGGTATTTACAAACTGCAGCTCAAAAGAACGAGCTTAAGACTTTCTTAACAGTATCCTCTTCGAATGATCAAAAGTTTATTTTAGGAGTTGTCTCTGGGTATACTGGAGGTTTAACCGGAGGATTAATAAATCAATTTTCAGAGGCGGATCTAGTCAAGTTAAAAGTAACTGGCACTAGGGACGTATCGGGGGAATTAAGAATATTCTTCACTCACCCATTAGATACTGGATTCTACAGATCACAAGGTATTACAGTAACACCTACATACAACCTAACTTCTTACAATACTGGGGCATCCGGAAGTAATCAACCTTTCTATACAAATGCCTATCAATTCGGTAATTCTGATTATGTTGATATAGTTAGCACTGCTACACCTGGCGGGGTAACTGGACCTAGCGCACCTCTTGGTGTTTCTAACGTATTAGTTGGGTATAATGCTTCCCAATTATACCAGGACAATAAATATGCTGAAATCACTAATAGCGACATAATCTGGACAAACAGTAGTGGATCTAGCGTACAATATCTAGAGTTTGAGCAGACAGTAGATAAGGATCAGTTCAATTATGTTAATACCAGAGCATATACCAATGTTTCTTTATCTGAGACCACGGTAACAAATATAGCTGCATTTGGTACAGCTTACGCATCTAATAACGTTGGATTAACAGTAGGATCCCAGAATATCGATATAATTTCTCAGGAAGGATCAATAAACGAATTTGTAGATTGTACAAGAATTGACGTAACAACTTTCCTTGTAACTCAGGATGTTAACGGAAACGCACCTTTCTCGGTTGGTGATTTGGTTGTTTCGACTGATCTTGATATCTGTGAGCCTTCTACGGGAAATATACAAAACAGACTAGCTAAGATTACTACAGTTTCCTCTACAACTACTTCTGGAACATACAGAGTTACATCAGCTAGACCAGTTTTTTATTATAATTCAGGAAACGGGGTTAGAGTTCAGAAATTTAAATCAATAGCTCAGTTTACAAGATCTTTTGATTTCACATATTTAAGTGGATTCTTAATGAATGATCTACACAGGCCAAATGGAAGTGATGCTAGGATATCAAGAATTCTTGATGTTATGTACGAAACAAATATTGCTAAGACATTAGCAGCTAAGGACGTTATATCTTACCGATATATTATTGATACCTTCTCTGGCCAGATCCTACCAAGTTCTAAATATCAGCTTTCTAGGTTGGCTTTACTAAGACAACAGGCGTTGGCTATTATAAATGCCCCTTCTATGGCACAATTTAGAGCTAGCACAGATCCAAGATTTACTGATGCACCTACTGCGGCTAATCCTTATCCAAGATTAAATACTTCTTATATAGCAGAGGGTGGTAATTTATCTTTAAATCCATCTTATACATTTAGTTTACCTAGTGAAGCTGATGGAGCTAAATATGCAGCATTTTACTCACCTTATATTACTGTAAGAGAATCTAATAGAAATATTGAGGTACCCCCTGCAGCATACGTTTCTAATAATTTCCTTAGAAAATTTGCTAACGGAGAACCTTATGCTATTATAGCAGGACAAAAGAGGGGAGTAATTAGTGGAGGTAATATAGTAGGAGTTGAATATGATTTCACTGAAGAGGACAGAGGGAATTTAGAACCTTTTGGAATTAATCCAATTATTAAAAGAAGAGGAATAGGTGTAGTTATATTTGGTAATCAAACTGCTTATCAGCAAGTTAATTCAGCATTTAATCTCGTTCACGTTAGAGATCTATTAATTAGTGTTGAAAATGACGTACAGGAAATTTTGGCTAATTACCTATTCGATTTTAATGAGGATTCAATTAGATTAGAGATTAAAACACTTGTAGACAACTATCTAGATGGTGTTAGAGCAGGAGGAGGTATTTATGCTTACCAAACAATTATGGATGCTTCTAATAATACCCCTGCAATTATAGATATGAATATGGGTATAATTGATGTCATAATAGAACCAGCAAGAGGAATTCAGAAGTTTATTAATAGAATAACTGTTACTAGAACAGGCGGAATTGCTTCTGGAGGATTTACACAATTTGTATAATTTATGATTTTTAAAGAAGGTAGATAAATATAATTAATTATGGCAGGATTATCCCACTTTTCAAATTCGTTATCATCAATAAATAGGCTTGAACCTGTTTATTTGAATCAATTTGAGGTTACTATTATTCCCCCGGCAGCGGTTGCTGGAGGCGAGATATTACTTCAACATGTATCCAAAGTAAGTGGACTTTCTTTGGATAAAAATCCAGGATTAGCTACCCAAAAATTTAAGTTTGCTAAAAGAAATTACGCAGGTGCTAAACCAGATCAGACATACTTTGACCTTAGCGTTAGTTTTTCGGTTAATTTAAATGACGATAACTCAATGTATGTTTTTAAAACATTAAGACAATGGTCTGATTTAATTTACAATCCTCTAACAGGAGCAATGGGATTAAAGAATGATTATGTAGGAACTGTAGTAGTTAACATCTTTAATAAACAAGGAGATGTTTTTAGAAGGATTACTTGTAAAGATTGCTTTCTTACAAAGCCAATCTCTCCAATGAACCTAAACTATACATCAACTGATCTATACAAGATAGATGATATGGTATGGGCAGTTGACTATTGGGAAGACCTATTTTTATAAAAAAGAATTTAAATAAATGGCAGGACTACCACATTTTAGCAATTCAAAAGCAGGTATAAGTAACTTTGAACCTGTTTATTTAAATCAGTTTGAGGTTATAATAAATCCTCCGTCAGGAATAGTAGACTCAGCTACTACTTTTAATGGGGAAGGTATATTAGCTCAACAGGTTAAGTCTATAACAGGTTTAACTGTAGATATTTCTCCTTCAGCAACTATAGAGCAAAACTATAAATTTGCTACGAGAAGATATGCAGGAGGTGAGCCTTCTACTTCAGATATGACACTTTCTATGGAATTCGAGGTCAACCTTAATGATCAAAATTCTATGACTGTTTATAAAATATTAAGACAATGGTCGGATTTAATTTATAACCCCTTAACTGGAGCTATGGGTATTAAATCTGATTATGTCGGATCTATGGTAATTCAAGTATTTAATAAAAGGGGAGACGTTTTTAGAAGAATAAGAATTCCTTCTTGCTTTTTAAGTGAAGCTGTAAATGCCATGGAATTGGATTACGAGACCCCGGCAATATATAATATTACTGCTAGTTGGATCTGTGATTACTGGGAAGATACGTTTATCTAAATAATTTTATAAAAAAATATGAAAAAAAAGAGGTCAAATTGGCCTCTTTTTCTGTTTTCTGTTATATAATAGAAAAAATATAATTTTATGGAAAATAAACTATCCCCCGGGGAGATCTTAAGAATGAAAGAAATAGAAGGTGGAATTGAATATGATGATCATATAAATAAAGGAGAATCATCGGTAGTAACAATAGAAAAAGAGGCAGGGGTTAAATCTGAAATCGAGAATGGTCAGATCATTAATAATACTGAACCAGAAAGGGAACAACCTATCGAAAAGAAATTAAATATAGTAAATCCAGATAAGGGTTTAAATAAGGATTCTTTAGGCAAGGCTCAGAATATCCCAGAATCTCCATCATTTGATAACGGCTGGAAGAACCTCCCGGTTAATATATTACCATCTAAAGGAATGTTTTATCCAGATAAAACAAGAGTTGCAATAAGAGCTGCTGAGGTAAGAGAAATCAGACATTTTTCTACGATAGATGATGACGATAATTTAAGCATAGAAGAAAAACTTAGTTATATCTTAGATAGATGCTTTAGAATGGAATTTGCTCAGGAAGGTGTAGTTTCGTATAAAGATTTAAAACAAGAGGATAGATTTTTTGTTATTATGGCTATAAGGGATTTAACATTTGTAAGAGGAGAAAATTCTATTATACTTAAAACAAAGAAAAAATGTAAAGAAACCCCAGAATGTACTATTAACGAGGGATTAGAGTTAAGAACAGGTGTTTTAAACTCA